GCATCTGTTTTAGGAGCTGATGGTGCATCGGGAGTTGGTGGTGCTTTTGATTCTGGAGTGTTTGGGACGACTGGAGGTGGAGGAGACTCTGTTGTTATCTTTAACCTACGTGGATCATAATCTATTGGATTATAACTAGGTGTTCCTGCATCACAGAATACTTGTACACCATCTCTATCTTCTTCTTTGAGTGTTTGATTCTCACTACTATCTCTATGAGACTCAACACATCCAGGTATATTAATAATAGGAACACCCACCTGTGAAGTCACGGGTGGGTAAATTGGAATTGCCTGTGGAGGATTAGTCATCCAATCAGGCATTACATTAATATTTAAATCACGAATATCACCAATACGAATATCATTATTCGGTATATTAATGTTAGGTATGTCCATCAGCAATCATTAAATACACTACCGACTGTAGAACCAAGTGATGATCCTGCTTTCTGTCCCAGGAGCAATGCCCAACCACCTGCTAACCATCCAACGTATGGGATACCCATTACAGCAGGAACAGCAACACCAGCAGCTATAGCACTACCTGCCATCGCACCTTGAGATCGTGCTCCAGCGTCCGCCGCGATACACTCTGCGCTTACACCCCCGGTCTTTCCCACTTCACCTACATCACCTCCTCCCATGTTACGGGTGCCTTCCATAGTGAATTGATCACTACGATACTCACGACGGTTCTCATATTTCTTGCCACCAAAGAAACCACTTTGATTTTTTTGAAGTTCTAGGGATTTCTCAGACTGTAGAATTTTAGGATCGTTTGCACGATACTCAATTTCATATCCATCCTTACCTGCTTTGATAGTATAGGATGAATAATCTCCACGGGGGATATTAATTGTAGGAACCTGAGGGAGTTTTGGTTCTTCTGGTCTGTGGATTACATAACCCAACAAACCAATATGTGCCAAGGCAAAGAGCCCACCTAGTGTCAGCGCAATCGTTTTGACTGGTGACTTACTCGGTACATGCTCGGTAACTTGCTCGGTAGCATATTTTTGTGCTAACTCTTCTGGATTTGTCATGGGAATCCAATGGCAGGACCAGTTGCAGCTGGCAGGGAAGGAATAGCACCACCAGTAGCACTAGGAAGTTCTGGCATTGCTGCATCCATCATTCCAGGAAGAGCACCAGTAATTGCTTCGGCTGCTGCTGCAGCGACTTGTCCCTTTACGTTCTCAATAATAGAATCTTTATTAAGATATACTGCAGCACCACCACCAACAATACCAGCAGTTCCTACGAATGATAGCAGTGCTAAAACGTTAATTACTTTTTGCATTTTGTTCTCCGTTACATTTTGTATGAATCGTCAGTAGAAATTTTGATTGGTCCCTGCTCAAGACGAATAGTCTGTGAAGGTGCAGTCTGTGCTGCTTTCTCAATCAATCTTTCCATCTGTTCTTTAGTAATACCACCAGTAGATCCTCCACCTTCTCCTGCTTTCTTCGCTGCCTGAACACCAAAAGTAGCTAAAACTCCGGTGAAGACACTGGCGATAAAAGTCGGATCCAGCTTTTGTTCTGGTATACCAAGTGCTGGTGGAAGTTTGATGTACGCCAACGTGAGTATTCCGCCGCTCCAAACAAGGATGCCGAGCCTAACAAAAGTAGACAGAATAGCAAGTTGTTCTTCTTTATCATCTGCTGCCTCTTTAATTTTACCTAGAAGACCTTTCTTTTTAGGTTCTTCCTTCTTTACTTCTTCTGGCATTAATGATCGGCAAGGCTCTTTTATTTATCTAAAAGGTATTGTTTTTCATTTTGGTATATATGACGCTGACCTGTCTTAAGTTCCCATGCATATATTAAGTCAGGAATTAACCACTGGTCCACCCTAACACATTGCTCCCAATTGACAGGATGAGCACAACTCACCACTACAACAGCAAAGAATGCCTTAACGTGGATCCAGATAGTAAACATTACTCTTTGATATATCCAAAGTCTACAAGATACTTACGTGTCAAAGGTGTTGGGTCATACACTTCCCACATAGCACCACCAGCACACGCTGCAAGAGCATTCATTGTCATGTTCTCTGTTCTACCTGCCCACTGTGCTTCTGCTTCCCAAGGTACAGCATTTTCTGGGTATGTACGTTCTGCTAATACACGCCAAATCATTGGAACTTCATCCTCTGGTTTGATGATAGCAATCAAACTATTATCGATAGTTCCTGCCATACAATCCTGTGCAGCGTGCCATCCTTCATGACGCATTACTTGCATAAGATATGCAGTGCTACCCATATACTCCTTATTCAAGAAAAAGTTATTACCAACAGTATGATAAACACCACGTTGTCCGAAAGGAAAATACTTCGAGTCTGCTAGAAACACCCCAACTCCAACCTGCTCCAAGGCAAGGAGCATTGAGTCGAACTCGTCAGCAACAATACTATAATCAATATCGGGATACTCACTAGAAACACTAGTGATACTTTTGACTTTATAGACTTCATCGGTACACTCTCGAAGTAACATACAACCCAGAGAGTGCATAGTATTGAATTGATTATCTTTTAGGGGGTCTGAAAGGGCAGGTAGGGCAACCGCTGCCGCAGCAACCAGAGATGCGATAATTTTTTTCATGTGTAATATGCCTCAAAATATTTAATAATACCATTAGTATTTACATTGCCTTGTGATACCCAATCATGAGCACATTCATACATTGATTGATTACTATACTCAGGTAATGATTCTTTTAGTTGACTACCATATTTAGTCAGAAGAACTTTAAGTGCCGACTCACGAAGTTTTAACTTCTGTTCACTGTAACGCCAATCTTCAATCATCGAAACTGCTCCCAACCAGTCCCAGATTGCCACTCAATTACACACCCAATTATATAAAGCAGATCACTATGCCGAAGCCTTTTCTGGGCAGGATATTTGTGATGACGGTAATGCATTTCATCACCCCACATCAATGGAAATAATATAGGACAGTCCGTCGATCTCCCTTCAGAAGAATTATAAATGGGACCCCAATGAACTACCACAAACAATAAGTTAATCAACCAGTAAGCCGATACGGTAATCGATGGAAACAGAAGGGCCGTGATAATCCCATAAGACATATGATTGCGATGTTGATGTTTGATACATGGATTACTGAGGAAGCGCCGGAGATGCCTACTTTGAGGTAAGGAACTGCGATTCCACTGCTTGAGAAGCAAGCACCTAAGACCAAGATGGTAGTAACTGTGGGGATCTCCTGGTTGATCTGGATATCGATGATGACGCAGATGAATAGCACAATTCATAGCCAAGCTTCCGAAATTGCACATTGAAAACAACCTACAGAACAGACGATGCCACCCCAAGGAAAATCTGAAATGTTGATGTACGACCACTCGATGCATGTAAAGACCAGCCGTTAGATTGTAGATCACAAAACCAATGAGCAAAGCGATTAGTACAAAAGTCCATCCAAACAAGAGGTACTGAATCAACAACATTACGTGAGCAGTGAATGCAACGGCGTTGTAGTTGAATTGTGATCGTCGAAGAGTTCTGTCCATCAGAGGATATCTTCTTGTCCGAAACTCACACAGAACATACGATTACCGTTCCAAAGTCGTGACATTTTTGACCATCCTGTAGATTTCATGAGGCGATCAGGGATGCGTTGGTTTTCGATAATGGCCACGACACCAACAGTTCGATCATTGTGTTGTCGTTGACGCAGAGTCTCAATAGTTTGAGCGGCAATCCAAGGCTGACGGTGAGGGATGGTTTTACCTCGATGGAAAGGATCGATGAACATCCGGTATAGATAAACTCGTTGTCTACCTCCCGGAATCACTCCTACGTATGCAGTGCTGACACCAATGACCTCATGAGTTGATGTATGACGGATTACGCAGATCACTTCGGAGACTCGACGTTTGGCTTCTTGTTCTGTCATTACACCAGAAGATGCCCACATTGCGAAGACAGCATTGAGGGCTTCAGAATCTTTGTCGTGATCGACAACATCTACGTGATAATGGGATGCTCTGAAATCTTCAATCATATAAATTACCCCAAACCAATTCCAGATTGCCAACCACCAACACTAGTTGGATTCAGTTGTGTTGTAGTTTTACCACTACTTGTAGCTATACGATAGATAGTCTCATGAATATCTTTTGGTTCTACTGTATCATCCTC